ATAAGCAAACTGAGTTACAGGCCATTGGATACCCATATAGTCCTGAACCATAAAGTTTGCCCATACATCAGAAACTTCTGTGTCTGGAATTGGAAGTGTGTAGGAAAGAACAGGCGATACGCCCTGTGGTAGCCAAGGGTGAACCGTTAGCGGAACCATCTTTCCTGTTACTTCGTTATATAGCGCGCCAATTGTTGCGCCACCTACGTAATCGCCAGCCTCAGTTTGAGTTAGGTTCAAACGATAGTTAGCAGTTGAGCCGTTCTTAATTGAATCAGAGAGTTGCTTACGGTCTGCGCCGTTAATCAAAATCTCATCTGGGTCAGCCTTTACATTGTTGTATAGGTTGTAGAAAACGGTCTGGTATTCAACACCAGGATTTGATGTTGAGAATGTGCTATTTACAGCGTTGTTATAACCAGAATTTGAACCGAGAACGGTTGGGAGAATTCCGTCATAACCTGTTGCGTAAGCAGAAGTATCTGCGTTTGCGCGAGAAGCCGCCGCACCAGTTGTTGTATAAACAGCGTTATTACCGCTTGTTTGTCCGCCAGTACCTTGAATTGTAAATGTACCAGTTCCCTTTAGAGTTCCCTGATAAGTCAAGTTAGCCGCGCCAGTTGTAGTTCCAACATAAATGTTGTAACCAAGTGCGCCAGCAACAGGTGTAGATACTGTAACTGTTAGAACGTCGCCAGAGGCAACTGCGGTGCTTGCCTGTGTTCCGAGAATTGATTCACCGAAACCAGAGCCAGAAATACCAGCGTCAGCAGTAACGTTTACAAAGTAAGTCGCTGCTGCAAGTGCGGTTTGTCCTGTAGCCGCTACTGGTGAAGCAAGTGTAAATGTAGGTGCTGAAAGTGCGCCTGAATATCCAGAAGCAGTTCCGCGTGCCATCAACATCATACGCTCTTCCATCAACATTGTTGCGTAGAGAGTTGAAGTTGAAGACAATTGACGTAAATCCTGATATCCCATACCAGAGAAGTTAGCGTCAAATGAAACGCTATCTGATAGAGAATAGGAGTTGTAAGGCAGAATTAAATCATCAGCGGCATAAGAAATCTTAGGACCACGCTCGTAGTTGATAGAACCAAATGCGGTTGTGGTGCTTTCTGTAATGCCCGGCCAAATGTTTCCTACTCCGCCTGTACCTGTACCTGTGTATCCGAGAATTCTCTTAACACGGTGTGAAGTACCGACACCCTTCTTACGAGCAATTTTATTGCGTAGTGGAGTTGGGCGTGGAGTAAGCAACTTTGAAGGTGCTTCTAGGTCAAAAGCCGCAAAAGAAGTGCTAAGTGGGCTTGTGAGTGTAATGTCTTTCTGAACATCTTGCATTGCTAGACGTTGTGAAGCAAGTGCGTTATTTAGTGCGCTTACTGCGTCTGGTGCCAATGACTTGTTAGAGACCATTGCTTCAAGAGAAGCAACTGCGTCACCAGCCGCCGCAGCGAAAGTAGTTTTACCATCGCGGATAGCGGCAACTGCCATTGGGTCAGTAACAGCGTTATTTACGGACTTGTTAAGTTCGGATTTGAACTCGTCCATAGCAACTGCTTGTTCTTTTGCAGAACCAGCCGCGCTGAACATATCAGCGGCTTTAGGGGCTGTTAGTGCCATTGTATTCCTTTCGTAAAGAGTTGGTTTGATTATTTATTTGGCTTAATCGCGTGTGCTTTAGCGTCAAAATCTGCCGCCAATTCACGGTAACCGCGAGCCAAATCGTTATCTGCGGTTACGGAAGCCTTAGCGCGATATTCAGCCGCTTTGTTGAGTAAATCAGAAACTTCTGACATATCAATTTTTGCGCCTGAACGCTTTGGACCTCCAGATACTGCCTTGCTGTTTGCCGTTGCTAATTCGGCTTGTAACTTATTAATTTCCTCTTTATAGGAAATAATCTCGGTAGTTACCGCTTCTTTTGCACTCTTTACGGCTTTTTCTACAATTGCAGTAATTGTCTTTTCAGACAAATCTTCGTCATCTTCTTCTTCGTCAATAATGGTTCCAATTTCTTCCGTTGATGGCGTAGGAATAATTTCCGTTACGCTCTTTGGAGTTTCTGTTGGAGATACCATTGTTGCTGTTGTTACGTCATCTTTGCCGTGCGAATTTGCTGGTTGTCCGCAACCGCACTCTAAGCATTTATGAGAAGTTTTATCAAGCGGCTTCTTACCTTCGGCTTCTTCAACTTCTTCTTCGGCAGCAGAAGGCTTACTACCTTCTTCGGTTTCTTCCTCGGCGCTTTCGCCATACTGCTTCTTTTCTTCGGCTTCTTCTTCTTCGCCAAATACGCTTTTCATTTCATCATCGGAACAACCAAGTTCCTTGCACATTTTTTCCATTTCTTTATACATCTTATGTGCTTCTTTAAGTTTTTGTAATGCTTCTTCCTTAGACGGCTTCTGTGAAACCGCTTTATCTTCTTCGTGTTCCATATTTTCTCCTTTAACGGTTTCAGCCTCAATTAGTTCCTCAACTTGAACTAAGTTATCTGTATTGTCGGATTTTGCCAGCATTAATTTGGCATTTGGATTTGCTGGTCTATCTACCAGCGATACTTCTACAATTTGTCCGTCAATAATGCGACCATTTGCCGCTTTATTATCACGCACGATACGTGGCGCACGGATACCAATTGAGAAACCTTTTAATACGCCTGTTTCTACCTTCTTAACAGATACAGGGTCAACAACTAAAGCAGAAATATAATGTCCGTCAGTTTTACTATCTAATTCTTTTGCGACACCTGCGGCGATATTTGAGTGTTGTTCGCGGATATTACCGCCAGATTTGAACCACTCTGGCATAGCCTTTTCTAACCAAGCCGCGTCACAAATTTGTTGGTCAATATCTACGCTGTCGTCAGTTGCTTTACCATAAACAAGAAGCGTTCCATCATCTTGTTTTTCTTGTTTAATAATTGCGGCATACGCATTTGTTGTATCTATTGCCATTGACTTATCCTTTTTCTTTTCTCTCTCCGCTATGGAATTAGCCCACGCTTTTCCAGCATCTCCGCCCCATAGAAGCCAAGCAATATAACCCTTTGAAGGATTACTAGCGTTGCCCCAATTCTCTCCTTTTTTATCAACTTCGTGTCTGGCAAAATAACTTACCATACGATTAATGGTTTCCAAAGGAATTGATTTACCATTTGATAAATCTCTTGCGCGAGCAACACCAACTTCGGTGCCGCCACGCCCAAATTCACGGCGTAATTCTAAGCCACGTTTAGCATTACTTCTAACTTGCTGCGGTGGTGAAAAACCATCTGCGCTTTTTTCGTTAGACATTAATCCTCATTTCCTAGAATTATGGAAATAGCGTCTTCGCCTATATTACGTGTATCTACGACATACGGAGCAATATCACAAACGCAGTTTGGGTGCGCTGGCGGTTCCGTATCTCCACTAGGAAAACGCTCGTCAATACGGATAGGCGAAGCGTCTGCGTTCTCTTGGCATAAATCACAAGGTTCAGCAACCAACCACTCTACCAGTTCAACGCCACTATCTTCATACAATTCGCGGTTCGCCACGCTGACGGCACGGCTCATTTCAGTTTGCGCAATATTTAAAGCGCGCTCGCTATCGGACAAAATATCGTCAATTTCAATTTCTAAATCTTTTGCTAGTTTTTCCCGATAACCAGCAATTTCTTCCAATATTGTTCCTACTACGGCTTGCGGTGTTTGCCCTTTCTTTAAAGCGTTAGCAAGTGCCGTTCCTATTCGGTCTAAAGAAGTTCTATTTAAACCTTGTATCGTTACGCCTCGCCTATCTAGTAACGTTTGTAATCCTTTAGGCGGTTGAACTAATGCGGCGGCGGCTCTATTGCCCGGTTTCCAGTTAGCCCAATTAACACCGATAGCGCGTTGTAACTGTTGTTTAGTAGGTGCTTTATTTATCTTTGCTTTAGCAATTGCGGATAACGTAATATCTTCACCAAGCACATACGCTTCGCTATAAACCGTTCTAAATGCCGTCATTAATGGCGCGTTATTAGGTATGACGTTTGCTCTTGTCCAGTCACGTGCCTGTTCAGTAGTCATATTTTCATTAGGCATATTATTCAAAAATGCTTCAACTACTTCTTTGGTATTAATGCTTTCTTTAATACCATCACGAATTATTTTGGCGCGTCTAGCGGCTAAACGAACCTTTGCGTTATTGCGTTGCTTCCACGCACGGCTTTGCCTCATTTTTTACCTACGCTAAATAACGTTCGGCATACCACCGTGCGCTGTCGTAATCCTTTGTGGCTACAAATTTGTTTAATACGTCAGCATAGACAACTGGAACATCTTTAAATCGGAATGAACGCTCTGGCGATTTACGCAACCAGCGTAAAAATTGTTTTAATTCTTCTTGCGCGGCTTTACCTTCGTCAATATCTTCACGTTCAGTTTCGCCTTGAATTGTTTCCGCTTCGTTCGTTGTTAATTCTGGCGTAGGTGCGTCAAAACCACCAAGTAATTCGCCGCCGCTTTCGGCTGGAGTTTCTAATGGTTTAAATCCATCTTCCGTTACTAAGTAAGCACCGTTACCTACGGCAACAATAGGCATATCTGCCTCTGGTGCTTCAATTAATGGGCGACCTGTTAATGAACGTGCTTCGTTAAGTGTTAATGAACCAGATTTAAGTTCAATATCACGTGTGCGAGCAATTGCTTCCAAATCTTGACGACCGCTTTCCATAAACTTAAATTCAAGTTCGCGTGGCATACCTAAGAACATATAAGACAAATGAGAAAGCATACGCGCTACCCAAGTTGCTAATGGAATTGCGCCTAATACTTCGGAACTTTGTGCTTGTCCTAATTGAAAACCAGAACCGCCTAATCCGTTTTTAGGATTAAATCCAATTTCGCTAGGAAGAACACCGAAGTGTCCGCAAATAGAATTAACAAGATATTCGTCAAGCGTATCTTTAAATCGTTCGCCATATCCGTCATACTGAACTGGTTCCATACCAGCAGGAAGAAGTCTTACGCGCTTACGTTGTTCTGTTTGTCCAGCCAAATCGGAATTAAATATATCTTCATACGCTTTTAACAAGTTTGGATTATTACCAAAGTTAGCGTCAGTTTTCATAATTAATTCTGGTGTAACGCCATCTGTATATTCGGCACGTAACCATTGCTGACGGCGCAAATAAATATCCGCTAGTGGTAATGCTCGTTCAGTTGGGCTATAACCATATACGGTTGTTGAACGGCGATTACGAATAAAATAAGCAAGTTCATCGGAAGTAAATTCGCCATCTGCGCTTTCACCTTCGGTTGGCGCGGCAAATTCGCTACGTGGGAAACCATAAAGAATTTGTTGATAAGAAGGAAATGGCGGCATTGGTCGCATTCCTCTATCGTCAATTAATGGCTTAATAGTTGAACCATCAAGAATTTGTAATCCAAATAAATCGCCGCCTACCGTTGGTTGAGGCCAAATTGCCCACGCGTCAAGTACCAAAATTTCTTCTAACGCAATATTTAACCAGTCATAAAAGAGTAATCCGTTAGCCTTATCTGGTTGTTCCCAAAATGAACGAATACGCGAAATTTCTTCCGTATATCTATCACGTGCCACCGACATAGCGCGAACGCGAGCGCCACCAATTTCGCTAATAAGTTTTTCTGCGCTATCTTCGGCAAGAACAATATCCCAATTTAAACCAAGTATTTTTGCCTTAGATACTTCAATACATCTACGCAAAATATCAATTTGGTCTGCCGCAGCGCGTAACGTTTTAAACGGAACTAATCTAGTTTCCGTAATATTTATATTTTGCGCTACTTGATATTCATAACGGCGTGGGTCTGGTCTTCCGCTATCGGTATTAGCAGGATTAATTGCGCCCGGAATAATAGGCGAACCAGGTGAGAACGGAACGGTAGGAGTAATCGCGTTACGTGGTAAAGGGTCAGTTTGTCCGTAACCAGTATTAGTGCGCCCCGAAATGTTGCGCATATCTTGTTCGCTTAAAGTTACCGAACCTACAGGAAGATTAGGTGCTTTCTGTAATTGTTCGGCAACCTTTTCAGCAAATCGGTCAATTAGACCCATTTGTGCCTCCTAATTAACCGTGGACAACTACGCGATATTGATTTGAAGTAGGTGCTACCGAGAACAATAACGTAATTGCCGAAGTAGAAGTATGTTGTACGTCGCAAATAACTTCTGCGTATGGCGAAGAATTATCATACACCGCAACAGTTACATCTTTTGTATTTAAACTATGTGTAACTGTATAAGAAGTATTTGTTCCATCGCCTACGTTTGCGGCATATTTACGAACCGCAATTGTGGTATCTAATTGGAAACCACTTGCGCCTACCGATAGACCACCGCTTGCTACAACTACGCCAGAGAAGTCAGAGCCGACAAGTTGAACGCCGTTTGAAGCGGTATAAGTTCCAGCACCAGAGAATTGCTGGAAAACAATTGGGTCAGTTCCTACTGTTGTAACTTCATCTACGCAAACCCAACCAGTATTAGCCAGAGTTGAACCTGCGTCAACAAATGTAAAGTCACCGCCAGCAATTTCTACTGCGCTATCAAAGTCAGTAGCACGTGTTAATACCCAGTTAGTTGAACCGCTACCTACTGTTGTTAATGTATAAATACCATTTTGGCTAGTTGTTGTTTGATTTTTTACCAAGATACGTGCGTTAAGTGAAGGGCTAACGCCATCTACGCTAAACGCCGCTTGCGTTCCTGCGTTAGTAAGAGTTGCGCCAACACCGCTAGTTCCGTTGCTATAAGTTGCGTTCAAATTCGCAGTTGTTGCGGCGTAAGAAGCGGCGTGAATATTTAAACCTTGCGCTACGTCATCTACGTATTGTTTGTTAGCAGCGTCTGTTGAAGCAACAGGCGAAGCAAGATTTGTAATTTTATAAGAGTTAAACGAAACATCTGCGGTTGGAATTGCAAGCGCAGAAAGATTAATTAACGAGTGCGCCGCGTTATCGTGCGTAGGAGTTCCGTGCGTATGGTCGGCACGTGCTACGTCTGCCGAAGAACCATTTGCGCTAGCCGCACCAAAAGAAGTTTGCGCAGATACGTTTCCGAAATCTGGCATTTCGTGAATATGGTCTTCACGTGCAGGTGCG